GAAATGTAACATTTTTAGACATATCAAACGTATACATATGTCCTGTACTTGCTAATGTGCTTGGTACACCCCAATTCTCTGCACCAAAAAGTCTAATAGCCAAGACATTACAGGTACGGCTTGTTGCGTGTACTGTTTTAGGTGCAAAAGTTAATCGTATCTGCCAATTGTTACTTGTTTGAGTGGTAGAGCCTCCCAAAGTACCTAAAACTAAAGGTATGTCATTCCAACCTGAGTTACCTGTTAGATTATAAGTTCCATAGGTATTCCAATCCCCGTCAGATAAGTAATTAGTACCTGTGCGGTTTTCAACTGTTAATGTAACATTTACCGCACTTGATATTCTTACTAACATCTTACGGGGGTTAGTATATAAAAACTTAGTTGTGCCGTTTTGTGCTGTTAATGTAATACGTGTTCTGCTGTCTAACGTATATGCAGTAGTTCCGTCTATTCTTCCGATAGGCAAAGTTATATTAAACCCGTCTGTGAACATAGAAGATTTTTCAGAATCAGTATAATTACTAAATTGAGAATACGTAACTCCTGCATTAGATGAGTACTCAAACGTTATTGCATTTGCGTCTATGAAGTTTGCTTTGTTACTGTTATGGTCGCTTGACATAGCAAGTCCAACGGGGCTTACTGTACCTTGTACAGAGTTACCACCCCATTGTAAATTGCATTCTTTTCTTCCTTCAACGTCTTTAATATCGTATTCAGTACCGTTAGTCAGTTTTACCTTACTTACATCAGCCATACAAAACCTCTATCTGTATTTTATTAAGTCGGGGTATTTACCTTAGCAAGGTTAGTTACTGAAGTAACTGTGAGTGACGGCTTTGTACCGTTAGAGAACGTTAACGTCTCTCCACTAACACTTGCTGTAAGCGGATAATCACCTGCTGACCAATTGCTTGCAGAACCGACATTCGTATCTGTTGTTGTAAAAATTGTCGTCTCTGTTGCTGTTCCACCACTTACAGATTTACTCTGTTTAAATGTACCTGTACCGTTACTCTTAGTGAACGAAACAGTTGTCTCTGTATCAGTATCAGTAAACTTAGGAGAAGAACCTACCGTCTGTCCGTTAATCTTTGTAACTGACAGGCTGTTCGTACTCGGATTGTATTTAAGGTCTGTGTCCTTATACACGCCCGCCGTTTCCTCTGTGTCATTAGCGGAATGTGAGAGTAATACACGATAGTCAGCATTCGTTGTACTAGCGGGTGTTTGTGTTACATTCACGTCGGTTGTCGTAGCCGTTGCGGTAGAGATTGCAGTAACGTGACCGTAATCATCAACGGTCATAGCATTTATAAATTTGCCTGCTTCTGCAACCACACTTGATGCACTTGAAGTATCTGCGTGCCCTACTGTGAGTGTACCTGAAGAAGTAACTGGACCACCGCCAACTACGACAGCCGTATTACTTGCAGATATATTTACACTTGTTACTGTACCACTCGGTTCATCACCTGACGGGATAACAACCCAATTCGTAGAGTTAGAGATAATCGTATCACCTATCTTTACGTCTTGAGTAAGTGTTGAGGTTTGTGAAGTTGTTCTTGCAGACGTTGCCTTGTATGTCCAACCTTCATTAGATGCTGACGGCGTTGCAAGATTTGTCCAAGTAACTGTTGAACTGCTATCACCAACTGTGCCCTTAAACTGCATCGGTTCAGGTAAGTTATCAATAGCAGTATATACGGCTTTTGCAGTAGCGAGGTCATCATCAGTAGAAGAACTCGTAATAGACGTTGCTACGCCCTTAGATGCCGCCGTTCCAAGCGTTACAGCACTTCCTGCACCTGTGATGTGTCCTTGAGCATCGTACTTAATAGGATAAACAGCCTGAGTGCTCTGTGCAGTAATGCTGTTAGAGTGATTGATAGCATTTCCCGTACCAATTGAGATACCTGTACCACCACTATAAGTCGTATCTGTAAATTCAGGTGTACTACCAACAGTTACACCGTTGATTGTCGTAGCACTTATATTTGTTGTTGTAAGTGTCTCTGAACTCGGATTATATGTTAATGCCGTATTCTTGTTTGACGCTTCTGTTTTTGTTCCTGCGCCTGACGCACTTCCTGAAAAGAGCACTTCATAAGTAGCGTCCGTAGCCGTTTCTGTCTGTGTAACCTTAGTATCAGTAGTAGTATTTGTATAAGGAGAGTTTACAACCCATCTTGCATCTGATGTAGCAACTCCGTTAATACTGATAGAGCCTGCTGAATAGTAAGTAAGAATAATTAACGAACCCGCCACATACTCTGTACCAACTCTTGTATCACCCTTAAAATAGACAGGGATAGCATCTGTGTCTGTTCCCCCTGCAAGGGTGAGTTTGAGTGTTGCATTAGCCTTACTTGTTCTCGGCAAGTAATAAGCAATGGTCGTGCCGTCAACAAGTTCCGTAAGTGTTGTTGTACCTATCCAAGCCGCAGTACTGCTTGACTGTGTACCTGTGACGGTGTTCACAACACCTTTAAGGTCATAACTATTACCATTAGGTAACGTAACTTTTGATAAAACAGACATTTTAGTCTCCTTTCTAATGCGTGGTGAATATTAACTCTATATTATTCTCCGCCACATAACATCTTACCTTATTATTCCAAAATTCTCTCTCTTCTTGTGTTATGTGTCGTATAACGTCTTCAATATGGTCTGCAAATATCTGCTCAATAAAAGGCAAATCTATCAGGTACGCATTTCCGTCCCCAACTTTAATGCCTGCAATATTCTGCTCTTGTGCATTCTTCTTCCAATCAGAATAAATATACAGATAGCCTTTTTTCGATTTAAGTTCAGGTCTGTCATTCCAAAATGCTGTTGTGTTATAAAGCACCTTACATTCTCCACCACCAAACCCAAAATCAGCGTTAAGAATTTGGTCTGTTGCAAGTTCAACTGTAAAAGATTGAGGCACATTAAAAGACGCATTAAGAGGTACAGTTGTATTTGCAGAAACATCAAGATGTTGATTACTATTAACGTTACTGTTTAACGACTGTGTGCTATTAACATTTACGTCTAAATTAGCATCTTTCACGGATTAGCAACCTCGTCTGAAATAATACCGTCCTTATAAATCTCAAGTATCTCTATTTCGCTTGCAGTAGTTGCAAGTGCTGTATCGTCCTCAAGTAAAAGTCTTATCTGAAAAAGACCTTCGCCTGCTTTAAGATTGAGCGTGTCTTCCTGAGACAACGTGAGTGTGATTGTTTTTGACACGTCATCAATCTCCACGTCCTCTATCTTCTTATCAACTTTAACCTTATTCTGCTGTGAGATATACACCCAAATCTCTGTAACAGTTGTCAGGTCAATATCGTCTTTTACGTTTATTACAATAGTCGGAGTTGTGCCTCGTATTAACTGCATATCTTATCTCCTTATGTTGTTACTTTTGTGTATCTAATGGTTACAATAATATGTAAATGCGAAATATTTGTGTACCAAGAAGGTGTTGCATATTTATCTTCAAACCAAATATACGGATAACCGTCATTTGCGCTTGCACTTAATTGTATATTTGCTCTTGTATAAGCAGTTGAACTTGAATAATAATTTAACGGAGAATTACGAACATCATTTGTTGCACTTGTATCAAACCAAACACAACCGCCTTCAAGATTGATATAGTCATAATTGAGTTGGTCTATCCAAAGTCCACATGAAATTTCAGCAGACGATTGAGTGCCACCGTGAAAGTCAGATGAAGTGAAGTCATAAGTCTTTTCGTATAATGTACTTCCGTCAATCCAAGTGCCCACTATTTGTTCAGCAGTAGAATAATTTACTACTCCACCGCCTGTATAAGTAATGTCATTTAACATTAACCTTCCCATATACTATTCTCCTTATGATGCCGTTTTAACATAACGAATTGTTATGTAATAATCTCGAAGTCTCGTTGAAAACGCATTTGCTTGAGTTACAACAATATTAGTTGAAGTATAAGAATTGATACCGATGTGATTTCCGTCTCCGCCTATTCTTGGCAATATTCTGCCTGTTACATCAGAGCCGTTTACATCAGAGCATTGTCCTTCGCAACTAATAATTATATCGAGATTCGTGATGTTATGAGGAATATTCAATGTGCCTGATACACCACCTGCATTGTAAAGTGTTTTCTCGTAAACAGTACGTCCATCAACCCAAGTACCAACAACTCTCTCATCTGTTGAATAATGAACCGCAGGCACGCCTTGAGGAGTCCAAATGCCACTGCCTGCCGTATCCGTTGTCTTACAATATTGAATGGTAACATAGCAAGTAGTCCAACCTGATTGGTCTTGACCTCTACCATAGCAAGTAATATAAGTTGAATTTACCTCGAAGAAAATCTGTGCATTCACTTGGCTATCATGTATTCTCGGAAACATAGCATAAGTTCCGTTTGATGCCATAGCCATTAAAGACACGATTGCCGTAACATCAATATTACTAATTCCATGTTCAACGGCTTTTGTTGTTTTATTCGGCAAAGTTCCCATGCTAATAGTCTTCTGATAGAGCGGTCTACCATCTGTCCAAACACCTATCTCTCTTTCAGCAGTGGAGTAGATAACAGGCTGAAATTGGTCTCCATTTCCGTTAATGTCAGTAATGAAGTACATTTTGCCGTTCTTCTTTTGAGCGTCAGATAAAGCCTGATATTGAGCATAAGTGAGTTCAACATAATCAGCACTTCCGCCACCGCCCGTGCCGTTCTCCCACTTTCCTGATGTGCCGTTATACTTCAATACCTGACTATCAGTAGGAGATGAAATTGCAACGTCTGTAAGCCCTGCAAGCGTAGAAGAACCGCCACCACCACCCGCTTTAAGTTCATTTAAAGCACCAAATACGGTCTGATTTGTAAATGCTGACAAGTCAGTAGCATATTGAGTATGCTTGTTAATCTTCATAGAAACGTCTAATACAGTTGTCGCATACGTGGAATAACCTGTTTCACTACTAACATCTACGTCAGCAACGGCAACTAAAGAGCCATTGTCTATTGACGCTCCACTTATTGTTGACATTTCCGAATACTTTATGTCAGCCATTGATACTCTCCTTATTCTGTAAATATTCTATCGTCATTTTCTGTTATAATTCTGTTGCCATTTTCTGCACAGAAAGAAAATTCGTGAATAAATACTATGCTTGCATTTTCATTAGCGTCGAATGCGTTCAAATACGCATTATTGACACGTCCAATATCTTCACTAACATTATAACTTTGAACTTCTATAAATGCTATATCTGCACTATCCTTATATTTAAGTTCGCCCAACTTATTAAGAGCAATAGTGGCAATATTTTCAGATACCTTAAGTTCACCGTTAAATCTCTCAATAGATGTAATCTCTTGACCGATTATTGTCGCCTCTAATGTGTGTACAGGTACTGTTACTGTTCCACCTTTAGACGTTATCCAAACTGCCCAATCTGCACGCTCATAAGCAAGCAGACCTGATATAGGATAAGCAACCGTAATGATATGTCTTCCCTTTTCAATCTGCTCTATTGCAATATAGGGGTTTTCGTCATTAGGTACTTTAACGTCATTCAAAGTATAATAAATGTCTAACTCACATTTACCGTCACGGAGATACGTATATGTATTCGTAGCCGTGCCTGTAAGCGATACAGGGTTACCGTTAATATCTGTTATTACAGTAGGTTGCATTTCAGCGTCATACGCAGTAACGGGCACGTTAACCTCTTCTGTCGTAGTTGTTGAAGTGTCTGCAACATCAACATCAACTAATATAGTTGCTACGAATAAAGCACTTGTATCCGTAGTAGGTGTAAATACTGCTCTGCCTATCATTGCAGTATCGTTATTGCCTATTACTTTCTTTGCTGAATTCGTAAAACTTACAAATTGTAATTTACTCTTTTCAACTGCTTGCTGTAAGATTCTTGCACTATCAGCACTAAGTACATTTGTCGTTTCAAGATACGGGTTTTTACCCTCACTTGTAATAGACATTCCTGCGTGAAATTTCCACTCGTAACTTGTAATAAGCGTGAAGATTTCACCGCTATCTCTTGTTACAAGTCTAAGCCTATCTCCACAATCAAATGTGGGGTCACTTGGCATATCAATTTCACAGGGTGTATATTCGTCTATCTGCATTAAAACAGAAAACAGATTATCTGTCTTAAACTGTAATGTCTCGTCCGTACCTAAGTCCCAAGCAGGTGCATCTTCAATAGTCATTACGTTACCTGTCTCTAACGGATTATCAGAGACTTTAACATAAGTTCCCATTAAGCCTGTAATTGAAATTGCCTTATATGTTGACTTGTAATCAGCAGGTACGATTGAGTACCAATCACTTGTTGTAAGTGATAAATCCGTAGCCGAAGAAAACTTCTTTAAAGCAAGGTTACCTGTCCTGTCATCAAGAGCAAAACAACCTAACTGCTGACACACTTCTTTAACGACATCTCTGTATGTCTTAAGACCCCTGTCAGCACTTGCGGATAACGTATATGTGTAATTAGTAAAGTTCGCTAAATCTGTTTCAATAAACGCCAAAGGATAGCCTGTCATAGTAGATACTAAAGACAACACTTCCCACGGTGTGCCTGTTATATACTCGTCGCCTATCTCTTTATCAAGTAAAGTCATACTGTCATATGCAGTCATCTTTACTTCTTTGCTACTTGGTCTTTCAGCATCAGCGACTGTATATATTCCAAGCGGGACGGTTTCGTATATATCAGTAGTTACCCCACCAACTTCTTCTTCACCTATCTTAATCTTATAATACAGTTCTACTACTGCACCAAAAAACGCATACCTGTCTTTATTTGTAATAACTGATAATTCAAGTGTGCTTAAAAACACACCACCAAACATCAACTCTCCACCCTCAATACACTGCTTACTTATTGTAATAGCATTTGTGGGCAATACAGACCCGTCAACTGTCATCGTAGTACTATCTGTAAATGTGATAGTGCCGTAGACAGTATCGTAAGGTCTGCTTGCCGCTCTTATTGCGGTCTGATAATCTTGCCAATGTTCAGTTATATACATTAAAAACTCGTGCCTCTTATTAACTGTTGTTTAGCAGTATATCTTGCATTAGCCTTGCCGATTTCCTTATCTCCGATAGTAAGATTCTTACTCTCTACTACGCCTATCAACTGCTGTAATAATCTTACCACTTCTGTGTTACCATTGTTACCCATAACTTCAGCAAGTGCCTGTCTCATCATATCGTATTGCTCTTCACCTGAAATCGTTTGAGATTCAATACTCTCTATGAATTTACTGTTAGAAGGTATTACACTTCCCTCTGCAATACTTGGCATACCGATAGTGGGGATAGACGGAGTTCCAAACCCTGACAACATAGGCTGTATGCCTGCTAATTGGTCGAGTTTTTCTATGAGTGTTCCGATACCTTCGACAAGTATGTCTACGAAGTTTCCTACGAAGTCAACCATAGTCTCCATAGGGGATTGAACATCTTCCGTAACTCCACCAAATGCGTCAACTACGTTATCACCAAATTCAGCGATAGTATTAAGTGTGTTAGGTGCTTCGCTCTCAATACCGTTAGAGAGACCTTCAAGCAAGTAAACACCCATCTGAGCAGTTGCTTTTGAAGGTGAACGCTCATCAAGAGCATTGCTAAGTTTACTAAGCAACTTTGTACCAAAATTCCAAACCTTAGAAAATACGCTACTTTGTTTATTTTGGTCTCCGATACCTTCTCCAACGCCCTCAACGAAGTATCCACCAAGTTCTTCACCCTTTTTTGACGGAGAACCTATTTCAAGAGAATCCTCCATACCTGTAATGATGCCTGCACCTAAGCCTGTTACTGCATCGGAAAGTAATTCTCTCTCAAACGGGTCGTCAATTCCTTCAATTGTACCTTCAACAACTGCTTCACCAACACGACTTGGGTCTTCTTTTTGAATTGACTGCAAAAGTGAAGCAACTGTCTCTGTTGCATAAACAGCCATTGCTTCTTTTGTTTTGGGAGTTCCTGTGGCAACTCCATCTATAAACATTTGGATAAGTCCATTTGCACCACTCTTAAACTCAACTTTTTTACCTAAAATCGTTGAAAGTTCTTCATCAAGACCCTCTTTCCAAACTGCATTCGTAACATCTAACCCTGTTGCAACGTAAGTATTATAGGCTTCCATTTTTTCCTCTAATACTTCGAGAGCCGCTTGCTCTGTCGCTATCATTTCATCTGTAACGAATTTTGAGCCAGCCTCTTTTTGGTCTTGCAACCATTTAATATACGTTTTTTGGTCATCAATTTGTGCTTGAAGGGTTGCTTTCTGTCTATCTTCCTCCTCTGCAAATTCATCTCCATAATCAACAACAGACGTAATCATTTGGTCGTACAAACCTTCGTGGAAGTTTTGTAAGTTAGTTTCATACGTTGTAATCTGTTCTGTATATTCTGCAACTTGGTCTTGATTTCGCTTAAGTGTAACCTCCGCAGTATGTGCTTCTTCCTCTAACTGAGCAAGATGGTCTTTATTCTCTTCCAAGAACCTTTTATACTCGTCATATCTCGCTCTTGTATCATCGTCTATTTCGAAATCAGGCATCATACTCTTAGTATCTATGTCTTCAACGAATGCCAATGCAGTATTGTATTGTTCCTGTAAATTATTCTTCTCTATCAATATTTTGTTATACTCTGCTTCGGCTTTAGCAAGATTATGAATTGCCTCGTCTCTGTGCATAATTGCATTAGAGTATGCTTCTTCCTGAGCATTAAGAATAATTTCGGCACGTTTCTTCTCAATCAACAAGTCAATAGAGTTCATTACTCCAGTGTAATTGTCGATAATGTTACCTGTCATTGTGTACTCTGTGCCAAGAGCCTCATTAAGTGTTGTTAAAATAAACTCAGCACGCTTCTCGTAACCTTCTTTTACTTCACCGTTTTTGTCAGTAATAAGTTTAAGTTCGTCACGTAATTTAGAGTAATAACCCATTTCAGCAAGACCTGATGCAGTTTGGTCGTGTTCTGCTTGTTTTAAATCTTGCCACGCTAACTGCGTTGTATAAATCTCTTTTTGAGTCTCCTTAAGACTCTGCATACGAGCCTTATGAGTAGCATCATCTTCATACCACTGTTGTTGTTTTTGAATATTTGACCAATTTTCAAATATTGTTAAAAACGGAGATGCAACAGACTGAATTTCAAGGTGACTCATTGTCGTCTCAAGACTATCTGCAATCCTTGCTGTTTTCTGCAATGCTTTATAGTCATCTTCGTTAGTGTAATAGTCCTTGCCCATATCAAAATCTTGCCACCACTTTTCTCCAAGATTTTCACCTGCATTAACAACGACTTCACCTGTAATTTCAAAGATAGCCTTAGCCGCTTCGACGATGACTTCACCAAGTTTAATTGCAATATCGCCCAAGTCGATACCATTCAAAAAGTCACTAATAGCACCTGCTACGGCACTTGTGTCCATAGTCTTAAAGAAGTCAACAATATTATCAAGAATTCCACCAACAAGGTTGTGGATATTTATTCCTGCTTGCTTCCAATTTGTCTTACTAAAGAAGTTGTTAAACCCCTCTGCTATCATTTGACCATATTTAGTGCCACTATTAGCATCTAAGAATCCCTTAATACCGTAAATAAGAGCATTTGCAATACCTGCACCTGCATTACCAAGGTTACTCCAAAAATCAGGGTTACCAAACAGACCTCTAAACAGGTCTCCAATAGCAGTGCCTATTTCGTTAGCCTTCTTTTTTACTGCGTCCCAATCTATATTTGCAAGCCAATTAGAAACGCTGTCAGAGATAACTTTACCAATAC